CTTGTCTTTATCAGATAATTTTGATACTAATTTATTAAGTAAATGAGGCCTTTCATATTGCCCTGTTTTGACAAAATGTTGTACAATAGTATCTGGATCAGCTTCTTTATTTATAAATTTTCTAATATCTTTATGTCTAAGTGGTTCAACATTTTCTATATAATGCTTGTTAGCTGCCTTGTGAAGGTTAATAAGCTTATTGTCATCAGTCTTTGCATAAGCTCCCTTAATATCTTTATCAATAGCTTTCCCTAGCTTATTGTATTGCCCTGCTAAATGAGACTTATTATTTTTTGCTGCATCTTCAGCTAGATCAAAATATTTGCTCTTATCTATTTGAGACATAGAAGCTGATCTTTGCAATGCTTTTGGGATTCCTGTGATACCTGTAGTTGGTGAATGTATATTTTTTGTTTCATTTATTATTGTTGATAATGGTCCGGTATCTTTTGTTGCTGCCAGAGCTGTTATTTGCTTTCCTTTACTTAATTCATTTTTCAAATTTAAAAGAGATTCTTTAAAATTATCGGTAGGAATCTCAAAACCTATTTTATCAGCGTATTTATCTCTAGCACCGTAAAGAGATGAGCTCTTTGATCTTACTGATTTTGACATATTCTTTAGTTGATCTATCAGTTTCTCACCAATAGGTTCTTCAGAAGTTATTGACTCAAGTCTTTTTCCGTAAGCTTTTTTTATTGCAGTATTTGCTTTATCATAAGTTCCTGTAAGGCCAAATAATGGTACATGTGTTAGGAAGTTTTGGACTGATTTTAAAGATTCACTATCAATCATATCGCCTAGAGGAGCTCTAATCCCATGTTCCTCAGCTGCTCTCAATCTAGTTACTATTTCTTCTGGTGATGCTTTACCACCAAATAGTTTAGGCAATCCTCTCACAATGGATCCTGGTGCTCCTCCTAATGCTCCTAAAGCTAATGAGGTACCTGCACCTAATAATCCTCCACTCTCTAGTACATCCGATAATTTTTCATCTGGTCGAGATAAAGCACTCACGGGTGCTCCTATTGCAGCTCCTCTTCCTGCTCGTGCTGCCGCTCTTCCAAGAACTCTTGGCAACGCTGCTTTACCAGCTAAAGCTCTCTCAATAACTCTGGGGACTTTTGTCATCTCGCCGCCAGGGATAGCCATTAATGGTATTGATTCACCAATGAATTCACCTATTTGACCTCCTGTACTGGCTCTTTCTTCTGGAGACATTAGATTGATATCTCTAAGTGCTTGGCTACTTTGTTCTTCTGCACCTGTTAACTGTTGTCCAAATGGAATAAGACCAGCTTTGCCGGCCATCCTTGTTGCTGCCTCGACAGCTTCTGCTGGATATCCTCCTACAACCTTAGATAATCCCTCGGCTGCTCCTCGACCTATCCTAGATAATTGGGTTGGAAGGCCTTCTCTTTCCCTTGTGAGCCACGGCTGTATTTTAGCTAGATGGCCAAGTAGTCCTTGAAAATCACTGGACATATAATCACCAACACCACCAAGAAATGACTGAGGTTGCTGCTCTTGACTTTGAGCTGCATCAAGCCTATTAAGATCTTCAATTGTTGGTGTGTATGCAGTTGATTTTTTAGCAGCTGCCTCTGCCTCAAGTCTATCTAAATCAGCAGTTGTTGGTGTGTATGCCATTTATTTTGCCCTCATTTGTTTGAGAGCTTCTACTTTCTGTTGGCCTGATAAAGAAGCATACCAACTGTCAAATCCACCCTTATCATTAAATGCTGGAATTGTCAAAGGTTCTGCTGGTGCCTGGAAACCTGTTCCTGCTGCTTGTCCTTTATCAGCTTCCTTTACAAGAGTTTTTAGACCTTTCTGTATCCCACTTACTCCTTTTGATATAGCTCTCATATTGGCTACTCTTAGCCTTTCTAGTTCTTTGAGCTGATCTAGTGCTAAATCAGGAGTGCTATCCCATGTTATTGGGTTTCCTACTGATTGCATTAATCTTGTTTCAGCATCTGTTGCCTGCTTGCCAAACTCTCCAGCCACTTCGCTCATATAGGTAGGAATATCAACCCGAGTGAACTTTATGTAATCTTTGTATTGCTGAGATCCTTTGTTGAAGATCTTATCAAGTGCGAGTTTGCTTTTTCCCTTAAGTCCTGCATATTTCACAGCCAATGCTATGTTTGGTTCCATTGCTTTATACATTTCTGAGGCGCTTAATGCTAATGCTTGTCGCTTCAATAATGGAGGAGGTGTTATTTTTTTTGCTAGAGCATTAGCCGTAGCCTCTTGTGCTGCTTCTATTTCCTGCTTAGTAAATTGTGCTGGCGGCGGCATAGGTTGCTGTTGTGATATCGGTTGACCAATACCTTGATCTTGTGTAGGCGCTCTAAACGTTGATTGAAATCCAGGAAGCAAGCTACGTCCTCCCTGAGGGCCAGAGTCCTGCATATTTATTCCACTCACTTTCTGTAAAAGAGCTCTATCTTCTATAGTTGCTGTATTGGAGGCCATTCTTCCATAGGCCTTAGCAAATTCAGGGTTCTTTGATAATAATTTTTGACCAAAAGGCTCTTTAATAAAGCGAGTTAATTGATAAAATGGTCCAAATCTAGTTTGAGACTGGCCTAATTGACCAGCAGCTGTATAAGCCCTCTGTGCTGAAATATCCTGAGCCTGTGGCATTAATCTAGTTCTTTCTTGTATCTGTCCAGTTTGAGCTTGCATCAAAGGAAATCTTTGTTGTGCACTTGCTAATTGTGCTTGCTGCATGGCAGGTCTTGCTTGGTTTTGCTGTTGTAATTGTTCGAGCAGAGCTTGACGCTTCTTAAGGTCAGCTATGTTACCAGCTGCACCAAAGATAGCCCCGGTCAATCCACCCATAGGAGATACTTGAGCTGGAGTTAGTTGCCCAAAATTTACAACTGGTAATATAGGTGTAGCCATTAATATATACCTCTAGAACAATCCAAATAAAGAACCTAGTCCGCTTACAATTCCGCCTATTCCTTGACCCTGAGCTTGATTTTGTGCTGCTTGATTTTGATAGGCCATTTGTGCTTCACTTAAACCTAAGTTAGCTAAGTTTCCACCTAACCCAGTAGATGCTTGAAATCCAGTTCCATATAAGTTCTCTAGTCCTTGTTGGCCTTGCCCATATAGACCCATAGCATTATTTAACCAAGTATTATAATCTTGCTGACCTATTCCCTGCGCTTGACGTGCTACACTCATTGCAGCTGCCGGAGTTCCTAACATGCCACCAGCTGAAGCAGCCCTATTGCCAGCCGTAACAGCTTGGTCAATAGCGTATTGAGTACCAGGAGATTGTTGAAATCCTTGGCCAAGTTGATTCAAAAATCCGCCAGGGTCACTAGTGAGTTGTCCATATTGCTGTTGTAACTGAGGAAGTGCACCTAGCCCAGCTTCCATGTATGGCTCATAATATCCAGGTAGATCTTGCCTAATTTGCTCCATATAGGGCGACGCTGCCTGTTGAGGAGATTGGCCACCACCTAATCCAAACATAGTTCCTATTCCACCAAGAATTGATGCGGCTGGTAATCCCCACTTGTTAGGTTGATTAGGTTGCGCAGCTGGAGTTGTAGTATTAATTGCCATAATTTTTACCTATATGATTGGAATTTCTCTTAATGTTCCACCAAGGACAATAAATAATTTGTCGTTAGTGGTATCGTATATAAACCCTTTTTTCTGATTAGAAGTTAAGTTAGCTATCGTTGTTGCACTTAACTGCTGTATTGATGTAGTCAATAATAAAAACTGTGTTAACCTTTCAAAATGAGATCTCCATTCTTCATTAAGGAACGTACTATTTACTATAGGACTTGATGGTTGATTAGGTACTGTCATTGTATTGCCTTCATAGAAGCATCTGTAACAACAACGCTTCCCCTTGTGTGCCATCTAAATTGAAATCTAAAATCATTAGATCTTCCTAGATTCCACCAATTAATCATTTGCTGAGTATTGCCAATGTCATTTAATTTTATTCCTATATAGCTTCCATAACTCACCCCGCCATCCTTAGACATGGCCATATCAATAACGCCTCCCTCTGGATTTACTCCGTGCTGCATTTGTATTTTAATATTTCTTATTGGAAAGGATTCATCCGTTTTTAATTTAATGGGTGGTGTTATTCTTACTCTTGGAATAGTTGCACCATCATAGGTGGTGAACTGAGTTCCCATCTGAAATAATCTTGAATCATTAAAGTTTATGAAATAATCTTTTCCACTAAAAAATACATGACGTTTAGCGGGATGATGCCTCATTTTTTTATCTGTTACGGTGTAATAGCGCTTGACAGTAAAGTCGTAAACAAAGCTAAAGTCATCACTAGGAAATACCAATTGATATAATACATGTCCATCCTCCTGGAACAGAAAACCTTGAGCATCTTCTGGATTTTTTATTTGACTAAGTTTAAAATCTAATCCATCATTCGATACACTCTGCATCTCTCCGCCTTTTGAATAAGCGATAAAGATGTTGCTCTTTTCATTTTGTGCTAAAAATGCTAATAACTTAAAGCCGTCCCTCTGATCTGTAAGCACATCTACTGTTTGAGGGCTAGCAGTGCCATATCCTAAATTAACATTACCATCAGGAACGTAAGGGAAATCAGGGTTTCCTTGATTATGCCAAAAGGTAGTACTTATAGAACCAATCGTGGCGACTGTATTTTGAAAGTTTACTATTGCTTGAACCTGATCAGCCTTTGATTGTATGTTAGCCTCTAATTCAGGTGGATAATTGGTAGCATCATTCAATTCTGTTAATCTAAATGTAGGAGAATCTTGTATTGCAGTCCATATATAGCCATCATGACTGGCTAGATAAGTTGAAATAAATCCAGGCTGAATAGCTGTAAAAGTATTTAATCCATAATTAAAAACATATACATTTTCTGATGAATCTACTATCGATATTTCTCTATTTAAGTTTTCAACAATAGATACTGGACCAGCTGAAGTGAAAAGCTCACCTACGACACCATGTGCAAGGCTAGGTGAAATAGTAACAACTGACTTTCCAAAAACAGCAATAATACGATTGAAACCAGGTGAATTATATAATTCTCTAGGTTGCCCTAATTCTCTTAACTGCAACGCTAATTCAAATCCTAGAAAATTTACTAATGATATCTGATCTCCACTAACACTAACCATTAAATTCATGGTTTCTTCAGTAGTTTGTTTTGAATATCTTCCAAACGCAGTTCCTCCTATAATAGGGAAACCAGTTGTTTGTAAATTGTATCCTCTATTTGTCCTCATGGAATCCACCCATTAAACAGATTATGAGAAGTATCACTTGCTACTCTAAAGTCAGATTTTCCTCTCTTACGATTTCTCACAGGAGTGACATCAATGCCAGGGGCTACATCAATCTTACTTTTAAGATCTTCTAATATAGTTATGTTTTCAGGATTATAAGGGGTTCCATCATTATTACATGCGCGTCTGGCACCCTCATAGCGTAGATAAGAGACATAATAATCATCTAAACTTGTTAGAATATCATCGTCTAATTTTAAATTTGTTGGATTAGAAAACTTACCTGTTATATTTAAAGGATAGGCTTTATCTGGTTTAAAATAAACGTAAATCTTAGCTCCATCTAATACTCTTTCAAAATGATAACTGTACGGTAGGCTTGTTGTATCTTCAGTTCTCATTGTTCCAAAATACTCAGAACGAGAACGCTTGTTCATGGGATATCTAAGTGTAGTATCAAGATCAAAGGTTAGTTCTTCTAATGTTATAAGACCTGGAACAAAATACTCTTCTTGTCCTATAACAGTAGGGATAGTAAGATGCGTAACATAAACTATGCCATTGCCATCCGTTGATTTCTCACCTAGTATAGTATTAATAAACCTAAGGCCAGACTTAGATTGTCTGGCCGTAGGTATTTCATATCCATCGGATACTATTCCACTAAGAAACCAAAGTTCATTTACTAACTCGGCTACTAACATGCTTTTATTTACCTGCTAGTTTCTTAGCGACTGCTTTTTCCTGAGCATCTTTGATCGCTTGCTTTTGAGCAATACCAACTTTTGAAGGTTTAATATCAACTACTTCACCAGTTTGGTTGTGTCGCACTGGAGCAAAAACCTTAGATCTTTTTCCATCTAGTCCTTTAAGCTTGTCATACAAGAACAAAGGAACAGCGCCAGGATTAGACTCAAAGATTAATCGCATAGCATTCTCTGGAACAATACTTGTACCAAAGTAAACAGACCATACAAATCCTTTGAAATCTTCAAAAGGCTTGGCACCGTAAGTCAATCGAACAGAGATACCAGTACCTGGATCAGCTTCATTGAAAGAGCTCATGTATGGCCCTTCGTTAGGAAGCCTAGGAAGAGACGCAAATAACGCTTGGCTATTGCATATCAGGCCAGCTCTATGATTTCCGATCGTTCTAATTTCATCACCAACGCCTACTCCACCAGTTACAAGAGCACGTGATAAGTTAGTCAGTTTGTCAACTGCAGGATCAAAAATCAAAGGATTACGATCACCTGTTGCGTTATTATTAATAGTAACAATAACTGTACCACCAACGTCACTGTCTGCATCAGCATCAACAACACATTGAACGTTATTGGCTGAAACAAGACTATCATTTGATCCATTATTGAAAAATAAGTATTTCAAAGGACCATTAACAGTGTCTAATTTAAATTCAATAAGATCACCCTTATTGAAATAGAACACTCCAGGAGTACCACTTGTATCAATTGATGCACCATCAAACGTCAAAGTTCCACCATCAACACTTACAGCAGTAAGAGTCAAAACATCTGGTACGACCAAGTTAGGACCAGCACCAGCAATATGCTCAGGAAGTATTTGAGCACTAAGAACCTTAGTACCAGTGATGTCTGCAACTTCCCAACTATTCGCAATCTTATTATTACGATCAGTTGCAAATTGATTCAATCCGTTATCAATAAAGGAAGGCATCAAGATGTCTGGAACAAACATATATTGTTGTGGATCGCGTTGAGCACCATAGTTATCGAATACAGAGATAGCAGCTGCTAAGTTTCGATAAGTAAGGAGTGAATTGTCATCAAGCTCAAAGAAACGATAAGTTTCAGTGAATCGATTAACAATATTTGCCTCAACTGCATCACCAATAGAAATCATTGCTGAACGACCAATACGATTCATGTAATCATAAGCATCATTATAAATCTCTTCTTCAGCGTCAATGGCGTGAGCCACGTAGCCTTTGTCGTTGTTTATATGAGTATGAATACGTTGATCAGTAGAATCGAACGCAGCAACTGTTAAAGTGCCTGATACGAATACTACTTTAGGAGTTAATTCCCAAGTGGTCGCAATGCCCCTGTTGCCAGGAATGCGGTTAAAATCTTTAAACTTTTTATTTGCGTATTTAATTGCAGGGCGATAGTTATCTAGAAACTTCATGCCCGCCATTGAATACGCAGCTACGTCTACAAAATTATTAGCTGGAACTGCCATTTATCTTTAC